TTGACATCATATAGTCTTCTGAAGGTGAGGAAATATAAAAAGCTGGAATAAAACTGTCCTCAAACGGTACAGCTTTAATAATAATTGTAAGAGTTTCGAGATCTTCTAGGTCATCATCGTTTGAATAAGGGACTATCCTCATCGTAATCAACTCCATCGGGGTACACGAGCATCACATCTTGATACGATGTGAGCAATTTTTTTGCAACAATCTCTAGTATAGCGGTTTCCGGTACTCTTTTTTTACCAAAAAACACAACAACAATATATTCATTAATTTTGTCATCAAAAAAAAGATTAAAATGTTTATCTTTAATTAAATTAACTTTTCTTTTTGCAAAGACTTTAAGATAAACTTTAATAAATTTAGCAGTTGAGGCTGGTGATGCATAAACAAAGACTTTGCCAGAAGTTAGGTTTTTTAAGAAATCAGTTATATACGGATACGGATACCATGTATCACTAATCAAAAGCAATTTTTTTGTATTCAAGTACTCTTGATTGATGTCTTCAGGATTCATTAAGTTGAGTTGCCAATATAAAACCGGCTACAAAGACCAGCAAAGCTGGACCGATATATCCGGGATCGTGTGACCAGCCAGCAATAATAGCCACTCTAATTATAAATGATGAAAACATCACATAAGCTAGAACATAAAGAAATTTACTCATAAAGCAATTCTGCCTGATTCAATAAACGCTTCGTGTGAAATAGGCATCTTTTGCTGGAAGATGTCTTCAATTACTTTTGCATATTCATTGATTTCATACTGGGCATTGCCTTCGTTGCGAAGCGAAATAAAGTTAATCAAACTTCTTGCATTCACTGTCCAAATAAACTCAGTATATTGAGTTACCGGTAGTACGCAACGAGCAATTTCTTTAGCAACGCCAAGCTCAATCAACTTGTAATAAGACTCATCCGCCTGCAGAATCGTTTGTTGAAAAATAGAATAGAAAGCATCTTTAACTTCTGGATCAGAAATTTCTTCAAAAGTATAAGCTCCGGGTTTTCCAATCTGCTTACGAATCTTATCGTAAGCTGGGGTATAGTAATCAATGTTTGCAGGCTGATGGTATCGCATACTCATCTCATTGAATGATGACCATCGATGACGCATCCATTCTCTTGTAACAAAAATTGGAGCCTTAATTCTGAACTTAAATACACAGTGTTCAAAAGGAGTTGCGTGCTTATTACGCATAAGATACTTAATTAAGCCAATTGAAGACTCATCTAACTCTTTAACATAAGTGGCAAAACTAACTTTTGCAGCATTAACGACATCAACATCTGATGCCATACAGTTGAGTAATTCAATTTCGCCATTGTCGAGAATGTCGTAAACGGTAGTATAAGTCATTGATTCATGTTATCAAAAAATTTTTGATAATCCGCACATTACCCCAAAAAAGTTGATATGCTTCGCATCTGGGATGCGCCAGTATACTTAGTATGCTAGTTATACAGGTATACTTATTGTTATATAAGTTTACTTAAGTATACTGATAACACTGTGGATGGTAAAATTTGGATATGAAAATTATTGCAATTGTTGAGTCGGATGAATGCGGACCCGCAGTCATTCTTGATTCCGATTGTATTGGGATAACTAAATTTGACGATTTCTATATTGCTGCTGCAAGATGTGTTTATACTGATTTGCCAATAACTTGTGAAATTTCTGAAGAACACGCACTAATGTTGATTGAAAAGGGTGTAAACTGTTTATCAATCAGCTCTGAAAGCTTCAAGTAAGCAGAAGAGTTATCCCAAGGAGAATATGAAGAAGATCAGCTGGTTCAGCTTGAGCAATGTTGATATTAGTGGCGAGCTTTGGGCTAGTCAAGGATATGCCAATGCTGCTATCAGTACTATTAGAGCACTACAGGCTAAAAAAGTAGGTGTATTTTACAATAGAGCTGAGATACCCTTTCATATCAACTTTTGCCAACCTCATTATTATCAGTTAAATAATGACTATAAAGTAGGATATACCCCTTGGGAATCTACAAAGATTCCTTCTGGATGGAAATACAATATGAGTCTCTGTAATGAGATCTGGGCTACCTCTAGTTTTGTTAAAGATGTATATGATAAAGCCAATGTCAATGAAAATGTATATGTCATTCCTCACGGAATATCTGAAGAATTCCATCCTGTAGAAAGAGAACTATCTCAAACATTTAATTTCTTACATATAGGTGGAGACTCTAAGCGTAAGAATGCACAACTTGCTGTTGATGCTTTCCTAGAGTTATTTGACGGTAATATGGACTATAAGTTAATTCTTAAATATAATAACTTCTGTCACGCAGAAGTGTATATTGAAAGTAGATTAGTACCAGCTACTTCTCATCCTCAGATTATTGGCATCCCAGAATCTTATGATACAGATCAATTAGTTAATCTTTATCATAAGTGTCACTGCCTCATTTATCCTACTAGCGGTGAAGGTTTTGGAATGATTCCTTTTGAAGCAATGGCAACAGGATTGCCTACAATCGTTACAGACTTAACAGGTTGCAAAGACTTCTCACATTACGGAATCCCATTGCCAGCTGAGTTTTCAGACGCAGAATACCATTCTCATCAGTATGGAACTGATACAGGTATGTGGGCAACTCCTGATTTTGAAGAGTTAGTTAATCTAATGACAAATGTAACAGACGAATATGAAGAATTCAAAAAATTTGCATTCCGTTCGGCAAAAACAATTCACGAAAAGCACTCATGGGCTTCTGTCGCTGATATGATTCTAAATCGTTACGCCGAATTCGAAAAAAATTACATTTAGTCCTAAGCACTAATCGGTGCGGTGTAGCTCCCCAATTGATAATATTAAAGCCTACTACTACAGGAGTCTCAATGACCAATAATAATCCTAGGGAAGATTTTTTTTCCTTTAAACTAAGCGAAGATTTTGTTTCAACATATCGCACAAAGAAAGCGCCATTCGGATATCAGGATGCAGCAGGAAACTCTGTTGGAGAAATTACATTTCTTCGTACATATTCCCGAAAGAAACCAGATGGAACCAAAGAAACTTGGGTTGATGTTTGCGAGCGTGTGATTAACGGCATGTATTCCTTGCAAAAAGATCATTGCCGGAAGAATCGTCTTCCTTGGAATGGTGTAAAAGCTCAGTCAAGTGCTAAAGAAGCTTTTGACCGCCTGTTCAACCTTAAATGGACACCTCCCGGTCGTGGTCTTTGGATTATGGGAACAGAACTTGTAAATGTTCAGAGAAACTCTGCTGCTTTGCAAAATTGTGCCTTCGTATCTACTGCGGAAATGTCAAAGGACAATCCGGCGGAACCATTTGCGTTTCTGATGGAAGCATCAATGCTCGGAGTGGGTGTTGGCTTTGACGACAAGGGTGCTGATAAAGATTTTACCATCCATGAATCAATTCGCCCAGTAATCACTCAGGTTATTGATGACACTCGTGAAGGGTGGATGCAATCAACCGCTGACCTGATCAACTCTTATTTGAAACCAGAACAGAGTCCGATTGTTTTTGACTACTCAATGATTCGCCCAGCAGGAGCACCTATTAAAACATTTGGTGGTACAGCTGCTGGTCATGAACCGCTCGAAAAGTTGCACAAATATATTCGTAAGATGTTCCTAGGTCGTGCAGGTCAAAAACTTACACGAGTTGATATTGCAGACATTGGCAACATGATTGGAGTTTGTGTTGTATCGGGCAATGTACGCCGTTCTGCTGAACTTCTAATCGGTAGACACAACGATGAGACCTTCTTGAATTTAAAGAACGCAGAAGCCTTCCCAGAGCGTAACTCTTATGATCCAGAGAATCAGGGATGGGCTTGGATGAGCAACAATTCTGTAGAAACAAATGTTGGCGAAGATCTATCTCACATTGTTGAAAGCATTGCTCTCAACGGAGAACCCGGAGTCATCTGGTTGGATATGTCTCGTAAGTATGGTCGTCTAATTGATCCACCAAATAACAAGGACTGGCGTGTAGCTGGATACAACCCATGCGCAGAACAATCTCTTGAATCATACGAGTGCTGCACCCTTGTTGAGACATATCTCAACCGCCATGAGTCTCTTGACGACTATAAGCGCACATTGAAATTCGCTTACCTTTACGCAAAGACCGTTACTCTTCTTCCGACTCATTGGGAAAAGACAAATGCAATTATGCAGAGAAACCGCCGTATTGGAACATCAATGTCTGGCATCGCAAACTTTGCTGACAATCATGGGGTTCCGACACTTCGTGAATGGATGGATCAGGGTTACGAGACAATTAAGCGTTACGACAATGTTTACTCAGAGTGGTTCGGTATCCGTGAATCAATCAAGATGACAACAGTTAAGCCTTCGGGAACTGTTTCTATTCTGGCAGGAGAATCTCCGGGAGTTCATTGGACTCCGGGTGGAGAATACTTCAATCGTGCAATTCGTTTTGCAAATGATGACCCAATGCTTCCTCTGTTCAAAATGGCTAACTACCGTGTTGAGCCAGCTTCTGAATCTCCAGATACAACAAGTGTTGTTTTCTTCCCGATTAAATCAAATGCTAAGCGTTCTGAAAAGGATGTGACAATATTTGAGAAGATGGCGATTGCATCAGTAGCCCAGCGTTACTGGTCTGATAACTCTGTATCGGTAACAATCTCATTTGATGCTGAAAAGGAAAAGGATCAAGTTGGAACTGTTCTTCATATGTACGATGGTCAGCTTAAAACTGTTTCGTTCCTACCTCAAGGCAACTTTACTTACCCACAAATGCCGTACACCCAGATTACAGAAAAAGAATATAAACAGGATGGTTTAGATAAACTATTCCCAATTGACTTTGCTGGTGTGTATGCAGGAATGGCTGCAGATGCAATCGGAGAAAGCTACTGCAGTACAGATTCTTGCGAAATCAAACTTATCAAAGACAACATTGCTCATTAATTGAATAAAACTGTCATCAATGTGTAGATAATTTAAAGAAAGTAATGTAGAATTGAATCAAATGACTTCTGACATGATTAAAAGTAAAAATATGTGGGTTCCAGAGCGTGCTTATGGCATCTGTCTCTGGATTATGCCAGACGGTTTCCCATTATCCGATGGGGATGGTGTTCTTTGCGCAGAAGGAATGGTCGGTGATGAAGCTCTTGAGCTTCGTGTTGCGGAAGTCGCAAAGTATTGGACAGGTTCTGATGCTGGAGTTATCCGTTGGGTTCCCGGTGCTAGAAAAGTTTCTTCCGATGAAAGAGATGACCAAGCAGAAAGACTTGCTGCTGGTTTAGTTGCTGACCCATTTGAAGATATGTACGACCAGCACTTTGGAGCAAAATAATGAACAATAAAATGATACTGTCTGAGGACAGTGATGACTTCAATGAAGAGATTGATGATCTTTCTTATATTTCAGCCTTGTCCAAAGTTGAGTCCGTTGACCCTTTCTCGGAAGTAAAAATTTCAAGCCTTTCTCCAAAAATGAAAAGAAAAGCTCAGCGTCTTCAGAAGAGACATGAAGGCGAAGATGGTACTAAGTCTAAGTATCTTGATCCAGAAGTTGTTAATGGATATTCCCTTTGGGACATTGTAAATCCACCATATGACTTGGACAACCTCGCTATCCTTTACGATCAAAGTGCCATTCATTACGCAGCTATTAACGCAAGAGTGATGAATACGGTTGGTCTTGGTTTTGAATTTACTGAGACATTGAAATCAAGAAGGCGTATTGAGAAGTCTCAATCAGATCCCGCAAAGCTTGAAAAAACTCGGAAGGGTTTGCAAGATCTCCGAGAAGAACTAGAAGTTCTTTTTGAAGACTTCAATGTTGAAGAGACATTGATTGAAACAATGGTTCGTGTTTGGCAAGATTGCCTTACAGTTGGAAATGGCTATCTTGAAATTGGTCGGAATAACGAAGGAAAAGTTGGCTACATTGGTCACATTCCTGCAACGATGGTTCGTGTAAGACGACACAGAGATGGTTTTGTTCAGCTTTCAAGAGCTAATAAAGTTCAAGCAATCTTCTTCAGAAACTTTCAAGATTTGGAAATGGAGGATCCTATTAATGGAGACCCAAGCCCCAATGAAGTTATTCATTTCAAAATGTATTCTCCAAATAACACATACTACGGTATTCCCGCAGCAGTTTCTGCAGCAGCAGCTATTGTTGGGGATAAGTTTGCAAAAGAGTACAACATTGATTACTTTGAAAATAAAGCAATTCCTCGTTATGCAATTATTCTTAAAGGTGCGAAATTAAGTAATAAATCAAAAGCTGAACTTGTTAATTATTTCCGCAATGAGGTTAAAGGTCGAAACCACGGAACTCTTGTTATTCCTCTTCCAGCAAGTATCGGTTCTGATTCTGATATTAAATTTGAAAAACTTGAAGCCGGAGTTCAAGATGCTTCTTTTGACAAGTACCGCAAATCAAACCGTGATGAAATCCTAGTAGCGAACAGAGTCCCCGCACCAAAAGTCGGCGTTTACGATAATGCAAACCTTGCTGTATCACGAGATGCGGATAAGACATTCAAGATGCAAGTTATTGGTCCAGACCAAGCAATCATCGAAAAGAAGATTAATAGACTTCTTGCGGAGTTCACAGACCTCCTTCAATTCAAGCTTAAGAAGATTGACTTGCTTGACGAAGACATGGAATCAAGAATTTATGACCGCTACCTTCGAACTGAAGTTATCAGTCCTAATGAGGTTAGAGGTAAAATTGGATTCCCAGAACGGAAGGATGGCGATGATGTTCTTCCTTTCCCAACAAAAATCAAACAAGAAAACGCAGGAGCACCAGTTGGAAATTCCAATAATGCTTCTTCTAATCCACCAAAATCTAGATCAGACAGTGGCGCAACACCAAGTGGTGTTCAAAGTTCTGGAGATCAAAAAGAAAGAGGTCAGAGTCAAGACTCTGGCGACAACATAGATACCGTTAAGGTATTTGAAGGAGAAAATAATGAGTAGTATTGTATATACAACAACAGCTATCGCAAGCACAGACGGTGAAGTGTCAATTGGACACCATACTGATTATCTGTTTGTATGGAATAAGAGCAACACAACAAGTGCGATTATTGAACTTAATGGAAGACACCAAGTTCTTATCCCGCATTCACCAGACGATGGCAGTCACACCTATCACAAAATTCCGGGTGACTATACAACAATCAAAATCGTTACAGCAGGCGTTAGCTTTTCAGCTTATGCAGTTGGGTGATTATACACATAATAGTGTATAATTTAAAATTACGAGGTAATCATGGAAAATTTTAATTTATCTTTCCCGATTGAAATGATCAAGAAAGAGCAGAGGATTATTAGCGGTATCGCTACAGCTGACAATGTTGACAAATCTGGTGATATTGTTGACTTTTCTGCATCTCTTGAGGCATTTAAAAACTGGGGAGGAAACATCCGTGAGATGCATTCTCCTGTTGCTGTTGGCAAGGCTGTCAACTTTGAACCTATCAAGATCAAAGGGGAGGATGGCGAAGAATACAACGCTATTCGTGTAGACGCTTATATTTCAAAGGGTGCCCAAGATACTTGGGAAAAGATCCTTGACGGAACCCTTCAGGCTTTTTCTATTGGAGGCAAGGTTCTTCAGAAGAGTGAGTCTGCAGAAAAGATGTTCCGTGGTCGCCCAGTCAATGTTATTGAGAAATATGTTCTTGGTGAATTAAGTGTCGTTGATAATCCAGCCAACGCTCTGGCAACTGTCGATATCATCAAGAGAAGTGATGATGGCGGTCTTGACTATGTTCTTGACAAAGCCTCTCCTCTCAAAGACCCCAAGGGCGGTCTTACAGCAGCAGGTCGTAGACACTTCAAAGAAACAGAGGG